CTGACATTTATCTCGATAACGGAACCTATATAAAAAGTTTCTATTCTATTATATTTCAACCATCATCGGTTAAAATAGGACTCATGGGCAATTTAAACATGAGACTACATCACTCAGTAAATTGGAAATACACCACGCCTAAAATTCTAAGAGAGGAAATAAAAAAATGACGCCGGACAGTAAGAAAAATAAAGACAAAGTTGTTCCGAGAAAGTTCAATAAAAACAGGGTGTACGAGGATAAATATAAACCAGAGTTTTGTGAATTATTAATAAAGCACTTCGAAGAGGGAGGGGCGTTTAACTCCTTCCCTGCCGTTTGTGGGGTCGTGCGCTCTACGCTTTACGAGTGGGTTAACCGATACCCAGAGTTTAAAGAAGCTAAAAGTATCGGTGAGGCTAAGTATCAGAAACTCATGGAGACCATACTGATTGCTAAGTCCCTGGGTCGTGACGGCAAGAACTTCGACGTTAAGAAATCAGATATCACCGCTGTAATATTCGCGCTAAAAACAAGGTGTCATAAGGATTATTCTCAGAAGGATAAAATGGAGCTCTCCGGCCACCTGGCAGCAACGAACGTCGACGGCCTAAGCGATGATCAAATTAAAGAACGTATTAAAATCCTAAAGCTATCGCATGGCGCTGACGAAGAGTGAACTCGAACTTTACATACTAGAAAAAGAACTAGCGAAAAGAAGGGCTACTAAATCCCTAGCCTACTTTTCTAAAATCATGTGGAACGTAATCGAACCAGGAGTTAAGTACCAACACAATTGGCATATTGATGCAATCTCGGAACATCTAGAAGCCGTTACGAAAAACGAAATTAAAAACCTGATTATTAATATTCCCCCCAGATTCATGAAATCGATACTCGTAGCCGTTATGTGGCCCGCATGGGTTTGGACGTTTAAACCTAACGCTAGGTGGTTATTTGCATCCTACTCTCACACGCTCTCGAAACGTGACTCGATAAAATGTAGAAGCATCATAGAGAGTAAATGGTACCGCGACCTATTCTTACCCGAGTGGGTGCTTGCCTCGGATCAAAACGAAAAGATGCGTTTTCTTAACTCGGCTCAAGGCTATCGGGTTGCGACCTCGGTCGGGGGCTCCGGAACCGGGGAAGGAGGGGACTTCGTCTGCGTCGATGACCCACACAAAGCAATGGACGCGCTAAGTGATGTAAAAAGAAAAAACGTAATCGATTGGTGGGTGCAAGAAATGTCCACACGAGGCAATAACCCTAAATCCTCACATAAAGTAATCATCATGCAACGACTTCATGAAAAAGACCTCACCGGAGCGATGCTCGAAACCAAAGAATACGAGCTCCTAAAAATACCAGCAGAATTCGAACCAGAAAAAAGATACTACACCAAGCTCGAATGGACCGACCCGAGAGAAGATAAAAACGAACTCCTCTGGCCCGCTCGATTCGGGAGAAAAGAACTAGACGCGCTTAAAAAATCACTAGGCTCACAAGCCGCTAGCGGACAACTACAACAAGAACCCACTCCCTCAGAAGGAGGGCTCTTTAAACGACGGTGGTGGCAGTACTACTCGGAAATGCCGCAAGGTATTACTAGGATAGTTCAATTCATGGACTGTGCTCAGAAAGTAGGGATAACGAACGATTACTCCGTCTGCGCTACATGGGGCGAAACCCCTAGCGGGTATTTCATCTTAGACCTATGGCGAGGAAAAGTAGAGGCGCCCGAGCTTGAAATAACGACGATTGCGCAATACAATAAATGGAAGCCGAGCGCATTAGTGATCGAGGATAAATCAAGCGGCTCAAGTCTGATTCAAACCTTGAGGAGAAAAACCAAATTGCCCGTCATACCCTACGACCCTAAAAAACGCGATAAACAGGTAAGGGCTGCGGCAGCAACTCCAACCATCGAAGCCGGAAAAGTTTTCCTCCCTCGCTCGGCCTCGTGGCTCTCAGACTTCATCGAAGAACACGAACGCTTCCCGTTAACCGATCATGACGATATCGTCGATACGACCTCAATGGCCGTCGAATACTTCGCTACAAAACGAAAACCTAGTTACAGGATAAGACAACTATGAACTGGTTCCAAAGACTTCTCACGCAATTCCTACCGCCGCAACCCGAACAAAAAGAATCGCAAGCAATGATTCTAGCCTCGATGCCGCAAGTCGGCAAAGCTCAAACCACGCCGAGGGACTATAAGAGCTTTAGTAAAGAGGGGTACGAGAAAAACGTTATGGTTTACCAAGCGGTGCAGAAAATAGTTACCGCCTGCTCTAGTATCGAGTGGAACCTTTACCAGAAATCAAGATCCGGTGAGCCTACCGAAGTCATAGAACACCCCTTATTAACATTGATCCAACACCCGAACCCGATGCAGGGTTGGGCTGCTTTCGTCGAAAACGTAATCGGCTTTTACTCGATAAGCGGGAATACTTATATTCAATCTACAAAGCTTTTAGAATCAGGCCCTCCTTTAGAGCTATACACATTAAGACCGGATCGTATGACCGTTATCCCTGGCTCGAACGGTTTTCCGCAAGCCTATAAGTTTCAAGTAGGGCAGGATAAACTCCTATTTCCAGTCGATGTAAAAGACGAGCGCCTCGAATCAGAGATACTTCACATTAAGACGTTTCACCCGACGAATGACTGGTACGGGCTCTCTCCGATCGAGCCCGCTATACTAGCAATCGACCAACACAACGAGGCCGGCATCTGGAACATCGGGTTACTTCAAAACCAAGCCAGACCAAGCGGGGTATTATCGGTAGGTACGTCAGACGTGAACCCCACCGGAGCCCTCGACGACGAACAGTACGGTAGACTTAAACAAATGCTCGACCAACAATACACGGGGAAAAACAACGCCGGTAGACCGATGCTGCTAGAAGGCGGCCTTAAATGGGATCAAATCTCTCTATCGCCGCAACAAATGGACTTTCTAGAAAATAAAAACGTCTCCTCTAGGGATATCGCTCTAGCCTTCGGCGTCCCGCCACTGCTACTAAATATCGGCTCCGATAACACGTTTGCAAACTACAAAGAGGCCCGGATTGCCTTCTACGAGGATACAATCCTTAATATAATGAATAAACTTCGAGACGAGCTCAATAACTGGCTCACCCCGCAGTTCGGAGAGGACCTTTATCTAGAATACGATAAGGACTCAATCTCTGCCCTTACAGAGAAACGAATGATGCTCTTTGAGACCGTGCAAGACAATAAGGAGCTTACCGTAAATGAAAAGCGTGAACTACTTGGTTACGACACTGTTGACGGGCTTGACGTATTTGTTTTCTCTAATTCTGATTTCGTTGTCGATGCTAATGAACCTGACTTTAGCCCTCCTGTACCTCCTACTAGCTCTAACGATAGCTCCGATCAAAGTAATGAAGATTCTAATACTACTGATCAAGAACCCGAACCTGGCCAAGACGCCGACGACGAAGAAAAATCAGCCAAAACTCAAGATAGTGAAATAGAAAATAAATCAGACGAACAACTCCTCTCGGAAGTAAAACTCTTTAGACCCGTTAACGAAGATGAACGACGCCAAGTATACGTGCGGCAAAACCTGTTAATGGAACGCCACGAAAAGCGCCTATATAAGGACACCGATCGCCTCTTTAAAAACATGATAAATGAAATGGCAGATTTGGCAGATTCTATCGACCCCTCGTTATGGGAATATTCCCTCTATAAGGTAAGTGATCGTTATGAGGAGAAATTTGCCGAAGCCGTGCTCCCGAGAATCAAAACCACGGTCGAGGTTTTCGGTAACGAGATTATAAAGCAAGTTAAGTTTCACCCTAACTTTTTAGAGCATAAAGCAAAGCCAGAGGCTAACTTTCAGTTTTTCGTTAACTCTTGGATCAAGACCAGGACCGGGGATCTGGTTAAAAAGATCAACGAGACGAATAAGAAACAAATCAAGTCGGCTATTAAAAGAGTGCTTAAAGAAAAAGAAGAGTACGAGTTCGACGAGAACTACGTACACGGAGAGTCGAAGCCCTTTAACGTCGTAAAGACCATTAAGGAAAAGCTACAGATTACACGCTCTAGGGCCCAGACTATCGCAAGAACAGAGACTGGTATCGCAGCAACTCAAGGCACTCTTAAAGCAGCCGAAGCAATGGAGATCGACGATCTAGAAAAAGAATGGCTTTCGGTTCAAGACTCTAGGGTAAGGGACGATGCTCAACATGCTGACCATAAATCAATGAACGGCGATAGGGTTGCGTTAAACGAGAAGTTTCTCGTCGCCCCAGGAGCCGAAATGGACGGACCAAGGGACCCCGGCGCTCCTGCAGAGCAAGTTATTAACTGTCGATGTACCGTAATCATCATCTAAGGGGCTTAGTACAATGGCTGTTGGTCGACGTAAAATACCAGGCCCCCAGGGGCCAGAAGGTCCAAAAGGTGACTTAGGTCCCAAGGGTGATCAAGGCCCCCAAGGTGTCGAGGGAATACAAGGGCCAGAAGGTCCCCAAGGAATTCAAGGCCCTAGAGGTCAACGCGGACCATCGGGACCGACTGGACCGCAAGGCCCTCCAGGATCAGGCGATAGTTACTTTACTCTAATAGATCAAACGCTCGGCAACGGATCACACGATATCGATACTTTAACCGGATCAGAAACCACATGCGTAAATTACCAGATTTGTCTGTTTGGAAATAATAAAGTTAAAAATTTAAGAATGAACGTTGTCAATGAAAACGGATCAGTCTCACACTCCGTGAGTAACGTCCTCGGAGGAGGCTTGGACTATAGTCTTGGCGCACAATATTCAAGCGGCAACGTAGTGTTGAATTTTGTCAACAATGAGGCATTCGATGTTACAATAAAGGCGCTAAGACTGAACACAAATTAACCAACGGGAGGGGTTAAAATGGCATTAGATTTTTTTAGATTAGAAAAAGGTATTCACGTCGTTTCCGAAAACGGTGAAACGGGTGTGAAGTTTCTCTTCGGAGCAGGGGCTCCTGGCGGAACAACCGATACTGATAATGCGGAACAAGGTTCGTTTTATCAGGATACTGCCGGTGCAGTTTACATAAAGTATGCATCAGGCTCAGGCACTGATAAGTGGAAACGCTTAGCCCGTGCCGAAGAGATTAGTAACATTATTTTCCGTGAAGAACGTGTCCGAGCAGCTACTGAAGAAGCGCTCACCGCTGGCACGACTGATCCGACTTCATGGGCAGATAACGACGGCGGTCTTGATGACACTGCTTTCGCTGTTGGTGAGTACGTCTTAGGTGACGTTGACGGCACCCCAGCTCTTTGGGAAATCACTGCAATCAGCTCACCTAACCTTACGTTAGCTGCTGCCAGTGACCCACTAGCCGATGGAAATAACTTCGTAGTCGATAACTATCTCCCAGACGCTGCAGGACAAGAAGGAAAAGCCCTAGTTCAGTACAGTGGATCTGCTATTCACAAGATAGCTGATATCGATTGGGAATTCGCTACAGGTATTTCTATCTCTAGTGGCTACGCTGCTGCGAACGGAACGATTTCTAGTGCTGACTCTGTTGAAAGCGCTATCGAAAAGCTTGATGGTAACCAACAAGACCTTACAACTCTTAGCGGTGTTGGACAAGGCGCAACGGACTTAGGTTCGTTTACTGGCGATACGATCGTCGATAACAGAAACGTTAAAGAAGCACTCCAAGACTTAGAGACTGCTCTCGAAGATAAAGACGAGTTAGTAAAATCTGAGCAAACCGGGGTTACTACTGAAGTCACTCTTGACGAAGTTGATGTTGACTCAGTTTACGCTTGTAAATGGCTTGTTCAAGCAGAGCTAGAGAGTAACCCAAATCAAAAACGAGCTTGGGAACTATGGTCAATGCATGATGGCACAGCTAGCGCAGACGCTGTTAATACTGACGAAACGAAATACGCTAGATTGCGACTAGGGTCTTTCTTCAACTGTAATGTTGGGGTTGATCTCAATGGAGTAGGAGCCGCCCAGAAAATGAGATTAAGAGTTTCCGCTTCATCTGCAGTTACTGTTCGCGCTCGACGTATTGAGGTTCTTGATATCTAATGGCTGACATCAATAACGCCTTTGAAACCGAAGATGTTATAACGCTAGGGCCTAATGGCCCTAGTATTATTGCGTTTCAAGGTGATCCATCAACTTTAGGGCAAGACGCTAAAGTGGGCTCGATGCTTCTCGATACCTCTACAGGGAAAAGCTATCGGAAAGTTAATACTGATGACACCGATTGGGTCGAAGTAGCTAGTGACACCGAAGACGCCGACGACTATCATTCAGGATATTGGCGAATTATTGAAAATAAAACGGTTACGATTAGAGAAAATAAACAAATGCGAGTGTTTCAAAAACTCGTTAACGAAGGCACTCTCATTAACGACAGCTGGCTGATTTTGGAGTAAACTATGGCAATCCAAGACATGAAAAACGAAAGCGGCACTCCCGACAACCCACCCAGTGGTTATTTGCGGTTTTACTCCGAAGGAGCAAGTCTAAAGTACAAAGACTCAAGCGGGAACGTTTACACACTTTCAACCGGGGTGACTCCGGAAGAGGTTCAAGATATAGTCGGGGCGTTTATCTCTGGCTCTAATGGGATCGATGTCACATACGACGACGGAGCAAACACTCTGGATATTGAAATTGCCGCCGCTACTTTAGCGTTGATTAACTCAGCAATT